ATATAAACTCAAATCTGTCTGGAAGATCTGGAATTTCATAATGCATGGTACAGGGAAACTTTGGTTTCTCTTCTGGTTTCTCTTTTCTCCAAGGTGGATAGATAACATGATATTCACTTAGGCGACCATCTTCTTGTAGGTAGTGTGCCCAATTATCACAATTTAATTTCTCCATGCCATAACCGGCATCGTGATGTTGGTCGAAATTCCATATTTCAAAACTTGGTCTATCAAGAGGGTCTGAGAAAAAGAAGTCAAGAGTTGTTACAATGTCTTTGTGACTCTCGGTAATTGTTAAATTTATATACGGTTCTCTAGGAGACACTTTCTCCCAAAAACCGCACAGACGAGATTTATCTGGTTTGACTGTATCTTTAGCCAACTCTCCAGTTTTCAGGTGTTGATTACCATATCTGATATACCAGAGATACTCTAAGAACATCATACTCTCTTCTTTTTGACTCCAGTCATACCAGAACATATCAGGAAAAAAGTAGTCCCAGTCGACACTAAGTATTCTCAGTTGCATCTCGTTCTCCCTCCAAATCAACAATTAGGTAAGGTACACCTCCCGGAAACATATTCCATTTCTCTCTTGGTACAGCATAACTAACCTTACCTATTGCTATACCCAAAACAAAAAGTGCCTCCATTATTCGTTGTAAACCAGTCCACTGTTCGCCTTCATTTGTATTACAAGCGTTTGAGAAAGACCAACCTCCTCCTGAATCTTTCATAAACATTTCTGGAAGTTGTTCAAGATAACTGACAATTTCTTCTTTGTGTTTTTCAACTCTTCCCTTATGAAGGCCCCAGTCATTTGTAATACCTTGGACCACAAGCATGTCCTCAGGATTCTTAGGCTTTCCGTCTTCGATTTCTTCATGGCTGAATAGGCAATCTCTGATCATAAATTCTACTCTTCCAGCATCAATCATCTTTCTTCTCCCCCTTAAATCTTGGATCATTAACAAGTTGCCTCGCAGCCATGTCCATGAAGTCTACGGTTTCACATTCAGGACACTGAGGAAGTTTTTCATCTGGGTCCACTCCCCAAATGTGCATATTGTCAGGGAGAACCGTATTACTTTCTCTTGGATCATATTCATTCTTGCATTGATAACACTTAGTGAGATTTGACATTTTCGTCCGCCTCCATCCTTGTGAGTGTCCATGTAACTTTTGCATCATCCTCTGATTTCTTGTCAATTACCTCTCTGAGTACTTTAAGCATTATCTCAAGCTCCGAACTATGTCTTTTATTCAAGAAGGACTCAGGACAGAGATCACATTTAAACGAGTCAAATCCTTCAAAAATTTGATCATGACCCCTATAACTAAATTCTAAAGGATCAAAAGTTATTATCAACTTTCCCTTACTGCACGCAGGACATACTACTCCGTGTTTGTATTCCATAATTTTACCTCAAGGATTCATGGAACCAGATGTGAAATTTAGGACCGTCGTGCCCCTTTCTAAGACAGTAATCAAAAACTTCACCTGCAGCATCATAGTTTTCATCTCCGAAAATGAGATTGTGACCTCCCTTACTGAGAGGGAATCCGTATCCTTTATTCAGAGAATCAATTATCTGTTGCTGTGAGTATCTAAAGTCGTAACTAATCATCTGGGCATACAAATCACCCATCCATAAATGTTTCACAAATTCATCTGCGGTCAAAATGTCAACGCGAACATCAATCATGTAAGACGTCGATGAACTATTAGTCACGAAATCCGCTTTCAGTTTCATTTATTTCCATTACCCCCAAGTCCATGAGAAACACCAGTGCCTTTCTGAACCTGAGACAGATCCAGAGGGCAACAACATTAGCCATTACATCGCCAAACATCGCAGAAATAATTGATAACATTGAGATCAAAGTAACTGTTGTGATTGTAAGATTAATGTGTGTTGATTCATAAGGCGGTCGAAATACTGTAAGTGCTATTGCAAGATAGAAAAACCAAATCATAAAGTATGCGAATCGACCGTCGAGTACTATTGGATAAAGAAAAAGTACACTGATACTAAGTAGGTATAATGGCGTATTTTTTACAAAAGATTTTGCTACATCTAGATGATCTATTTCGTCCCACCAATATTTTTTAAGATACACTACATCACCTCCCTTTAGAAAAAAAATTGTGCCCGAAGCGAAATGACCAGTTTTCCGTCCTCTTTTGGAGGCTGGGGTCTGACTGGTCAAATCATCTCCGGGCACACTGTCAACTACCTCCTGGTAGTCTTTTACTTGTACTGAATGATCTCAACTCGACGATTTTGCTGTCGATTGAAGGGATTGATATTGGGGAAGGCCGGGAGCAATTTCCCTTCGGCCTTGATTGAATGAATCTGATTTTCATCCACACCCTTCTCAATGAGATATCTCACAGCTGAATCAGCACGTCTCTTTGAGAGACCCATGTTGTAATCTTCCGTACCAATTGAGTCGGTGTGACCAAGAATAATAACTTTGGTATCGGGACTGAGCATCATGTCCTCAGCCACTTTATCCAGAACCTCAGCCGCATCTGGTCTGATGTTGGACTTGTCAAAGTCAAACAACGCATTGTCCCAACTGAGCACGATAGGTGCTGCTTCTTCAACAACAACTACCTCCTCTAAACACTCACAGGCTTCTTGTGCCTTGGCAAGAGCTTGCTTAAGCATGTCAAATGCCTCTGCACTACGACATTCTGTCCACGCGTTATAAGCATCACCCTTTAACTTTTGCGCCGCGTTATAGAGGTCAGGACAATTCCTCAAACCATTCTCCTCACACTCTTTCAGTTTTTCCTCAACCTCAACCAGAGCGTTCGTGAAACCCTGGTTTTCCATTTCCGTTGAGTAAACCTGAAGTGGTTGTTCCGGGGCCTTTGCCTGCTGCGCACATGCCACTGGTAGAACCAGTACAAGTGCCAGTAAAATCAATGATAATTTCCTCACCATGTCTTAATTCCTCCTTTCAAGTACTTGTTTTTTCACCCAACAAGAATCTGAATTTAACCTCTCCTGTTACGTTAAGATTTAGATCAATCCTTTTATCCACGGCATTGAGAATTTCAGCGAGTGCATCAGCCGCTCCCTTAGCTACTTTCTCAATACCCTCCCTAACCTCTTTTTCCAACTCCGTCAATTTCAGATCTATTTCGTCCACTTCATCATCAGGTTTCACTTCAGGTTCGATCTCAGGTGGTACCTCAGGTGGTACCTCAATTAGTTCTACTACTTTCTTATCGAATTTCGGACCACGTTTGTAGAACTCCTCAACAAATTCTTCAGTAGTCTTGAATTGGTGAAGGAAGTTTACATTAGTTTTAAGTCTGAACTTCTTTTGTTTTCCAACTCCGATGTTTTCGATAACCAGTAGATCGCTCATTCGGGAACCAATTCTTGAAACTAAACCTGATGCTGAACGAAAAGTGATACTAAGAGCCTCGGCTACATCTTTGGATTCAACCCAACGATCATCTCCTTTTTCCTTACCCTTTGCAAAGATGAACCTTAAAGCTCTCTGCATTGCATCTCTTGTTTTGGTTGGTTTTGGTTCGACTGGTTTTGGTTCAATTGGTTTCGGTGGTCTTACTTTAACTCTCCTCTTTCCTTTCTTGCCACTACGACGATAGTACTCTTCAACGAACTCCCTTGCACTACTGAATGGACAGTCATCTTTCATTTGTCTCAAGATCTTCTTGTTATCGAGTTTTAGCTCGACAGAATCATGCATCTTCTTACTGATAATAGTCAATAATCCGGATGTTGAACTCCTAGGAATATCTAGATGCTTGGCGACGTCTTCGGTGCCTATCCATTTTCCAGTCCTATAGGTTTCGTCAAAGAGGAAAGCTAAAGCTCTCATTGTTCTTTCTGATCTTTTCTTTTCAGCCATTTGTATTTTCCTCTTAAATGTGTAATCGTTAACTTCATCTCGGCTTAAAAGTCTAACTGGTCCTCGTTTTCCCCTCCTTCCTGTTCCTTTTATATATTTAGGTTTTATACGCTTCTTACACTTGCGCATATATTGTTGATCTTCTTCGATTGATTCTAGTGTCTCATCACATAAGGGCAAGTTTTCAGGTTTGAGCGGTATGCCCCCATAACTAATTCCATCTAATTTTGGATTCTTTGATTTCATCTCCCTGGTTCTCCTCTGGTAGGGGGGGGGGAAGAAAAGGGGTTACAATCCTTATTTTTGACAAAAGGCGTGGACCCCCGACCACAACTATCCTTTACGCTTATTTAAGACTGATCTGAAAAGGTTTTCCGGCACGACCAGATTCGAGTCTTTCCTCGCAGGATTGTAGGCAGGACAGAGGAGCTTCGTACCAACCACCTAAGGTGAGATTTAAAAGGTGGCAGCTGGGGAATAAACTATTAGTCGAGGAATGTTACGCCAGCATTCCAACGTCCTTCAAATTCTCGATTCATTACAACGAGGTACCAACCTCGGAGTTTAACAGTTTTGTGATCTGGATGACTGACTGTACCTCTTGCGTAGAGCTCTGATACTTCAGACATCTCACGCATAATTTCATTTCCATCATTATCAAAACGACCTGTTCCAACTTGAACTGTTTCAGAACCTGTTCTTATGACCTCTGAAGCTATGTGTGGTCGACCGCCCATTCGGCCGTCAATCATCCTAACCAAAGGTTCACTCTTATGAATATGACGATCTTCTTCTTCAAAGTCTGGTTGAGGAACAAAATACCATTCACCCTGTCTTATAACTTTTTCATCTCTCCTTTCTGCTTCTCTAACAGGTTCTCTCTTCAAACATTCAATAGCTTGCTCAACGGTCGTTATTTGAGCATCGCTTGGTAGACTAGCAATAAAATACTCCCTCTCATCATGACCACAGAGGAGACGGTCAATGACACCTGGTTCGTTTTCAACTCCAAGTACAATATGACGAGTCTCAGGTCGATACGAGAGAATCTTTATACGCTCATGGTTATCAATAAAGAGGATAAACTTTTCGATCTTTTTTCGTGGATTGCGAATAATGTCAAAAGCGAAATCTGGATCTGGACCACCGCCTCTAATATTTCTTATCCTCCTGCTCCAGGCGTTCTCAGCCTCAGATCTATCGTTGCGAACATCAATTTCCAGATTGCACCGACTGAAGTGCTTCTCCAGTATCTTCTTCCAGTGGTCGTATTGCATCTGAAATCCCTTCCATTTGTTTTTCGCTAAATTTGGCCAATCTTTCTCTGATCTTATCAATGTGTGCTTCAATGTTTACAATTACATATGGAGCACCAGCAGGAGTATCAACTTTCTGCACGATTACTTTTAACTCACTAAGAATTCTTAGAGTGTAGTCAAATGCTCGTGGACAATCATCATACATATCTGAACTTATACTCCCATCCATCATAAGTATATTAAATGACTCGATAACATCATCTATGTGAACTTCTGAACTATCGAGGATATTAGCATGTTCACGTATACTGAGGTAATTCTCAATCTTAAAATCACTTGGTAGAATAACTATGTAATTGACGGACGAACTATTCGTCACAAAATCAGATTTGATTTTCAACTTTTCCTCCGCTATTGAGTGGATATTGATTCAAATTTAACACTCTTGAGTTTTATTAAAAAGAAATCTGACATATCTGGTCTAACATTAATATGTTCCATAACTATGTGCTTCATATAATATGGAACATTATCATAGTCATTGAGCATTGAAGTGGAATCTTCCAACTTGAAGTTTCTATCATTGAGCATTATAATCGTAGGTTGAAAGAACCTCATGTTCTTAAAATCGTTTCGGTAGCTGTAAACCCTCATCAGATTCTCCATGTACGCCCCAAAGAGATCAAAGAAACTATCGAGGGTAAAATCCTCTGTCATCTCCAGATACAGATAGAAATTTGCAGAGCTACTATTGGTTACAAAATCAGCTTTTATTTTCATAATCTCTCACCCATACGCTATTGCGGCCCTCCTCATCCCAAACTCTCGTAAATATGTGATTACAATTAAAACATTTGACACAACTTGATAAACTTAAGTATAATATTCCCTTGACAGCTTTTTGTCCACAGTCAGGACACAGTCTCAAATCTGTTATTAGGTAAGTAAGTTTATCGTGCCCCATTACAAGTTTATCACATGGACTAGAACAGTTGGCATAAATTAGGCACTTAGGACATGGAAAACCTTCAGGTAATATCAATTCAAGTGGAAGAGGTATCTTACAGGTGAGGGAACTCATGTCCACACTCCTTATAGTAGCTATCATCATTGTAACTATGTGGAAACATTTTGTCATCCATATCAGAAACGGATTCATCCCTTAGTACCCACACCACCCACTTGCTCTTTGACTCTTTAACATAATGGAGAACGTGCGAGTATAGTTGATCTCGGGCATCTTTTACTTCTTTGTCAGCATCTGGATTTGTAACGCTGTTCACGTAACCATATATTGCATCTCTGATATGACCCACATTATCCCACTCTCTGGCATAAGACTCCAGATATGCCTGTGCCTCTTCCTTTGTGTACACGGTATCTGGATCCTTATTATACTTTTTCCAATTGACAATGAAAGCAGTTGAACTGCTATTTGTCACGAAGTCCTGTTTTATTTTCAACTAACCCTCCTATTTCCTTCACTTTATTGAGGACGTTAGGTATACCAACATTTACTATAATGTTATTACCTTCGTGGGGTATATCATAATCTGCAACTGTAAATTTGAGTTCCTGACAGAGGTCTAATACAACCCACATATAGAGTTTCCCGTGTCTCTCCCACAACTGTTCGGTCATACATCCCTCTTGAAGAAGCACTTCAAAGAAATGTGTTAACTTCTCTACATCTAACTCAAGGTCTTGACCTACTGTGTAGTGTTCAAATCTGTTAAAAATTCCTCCCTTTTCCAGCATTGATAGATGGTCTTGTAATTTAAATTCTGGTGGGATCATAACAATGTAACAGGCAGAAGAACTGTTGGTTACAAAGTCAGCTTTTATTTTCACTTCTCTCCTCCGGAAATCTAACAACTACATGGTCTGTTACTTCAAAAAATCCGTATTTCCCAAACCACTCTTTCAACTCCTCTAAATTCATTCTTCCGTAGGGGTTTATTGGATTAACAATTGCAATACCCCTTTCGTCACAAATTTCGACCAAGCGCTTCATTAAAACCGTACCATGACCCTTACTTTCTACTCTTGATTTTATTCTGTGAAAGAAGAATAGGGGATACGGACACTCTATTTCATGTCCCAACAAAAACTCTTTGTGTTTCTCCATGCCAAACACTGAAAGTTCACAAATTGCCGTATGAGTTGTTAAGCAAATAACTTCGTCGTTAATTATTTCGTGTTTTATCTCCGGTTTCATGCTTGACTCCTCTTAAAAACCGTATGGACACCTTTCTTTGTTCTCCTCCAACATTTGTCTAGTTTCCACAAATGCATGACTTAATTTCCATGCATCCTCAATTGACATATCTTTGAGGGATATTCCATACTTATCCTTGTCCGCAAATGAGCATGGCATCAACATCATGTCTGGACTTATATAACATGACATACGAGCGGCCTCACAAGTATCAAGAAACATCTCCTCCATCTTAGTTAGAGTTGTGGTTTGTGTAACTCGATTGACCAGGCAAGAGTCCATGCCAATCTTGAAGTTTGTGTTATTCTCCAATCTCAGACTAATGAACTCTTTCAAATCTTCATTTGTCAATGCCCAGTCTATTAGTTTTTTGCCCCTTCCTTGAGGTTTGAACAATAAGAAAATGACAGCATTTAATCTGTCTAGATCAATCTTTCTATCCCAAACATCCTCACCTTTGAGGATATTTACTGCTTTACCTAGAGATTCTTTAGACAAAAGGAAGTGTAGATTTGTCTTTATATCAGAATCCATAAGTCTTTGTAAAGCGCCAAATGTGAAATCCTGACCGTAATCTGACACTGCGACGGCCCCACACATCTTTGATATCTCGATGTGTTCGCTTGTCAGACCTAAACCCGACGTCGTGTAATTGGGGACGACGACACACTCCCGAGCATGCCCAACAATCTCTCCAAAGTTTTCATGCAGGTTTGGGTCCCCCCTTCCACCTAAAGCGACTTGATTTGTGAAGACTTTAGATTCATCTATTATTCTCTTGAAGTCTTCAAGTTTCATGTTTGGTTGCTCTTCCCCACCTTGATAGCAAAACTTACACTTGTTTGGACAATGACCCATAATCCCAATGTCAATTAGATTTGGATAGTCCAGCATGAAAGGATCAGGAAAACCATGTTTCCCAAAGATGATCTCTTTACCATTTGCTACATTAAAAATAATTACATACCGACCTGTCTCAACAATTTTCTTCGTTCCGGCTATTCGTGTAACCATCTTCCCTCCTAATAAAATATGTCTGTGGTCATTACCAATAGAATTATACCTGATGCTAAAATAAAGGTAAAACCAAGCAAGTAGGCCACTCTTTCAATAGTCTTCTTGTAAGCTCTAATTACTAAATAGAGGCCAAACCAAAATCCACAGACTGCTATTAGGAAGAGGAGACATCTTACTAAAATTGAAATATCCATGTCAGGCATATATATCCCTCCCTAGTGCGTTGATTCTCCTCCCTCCTTAGTTTTCCATGCTACCTTGGCCCCCAATTCCTCGAGAAACATAACACTTGTAATAATTTGTTTTTTCGCTACAACTCTTAATTCCTCCGTATCTGCTAGGTTTTTGCTAATTAGTATTTCGCATAATTTCTCAACCGCCTTGTGTGGGACGTCTGGAAAAATATTATCCGTAACATTGGTAACATCGTTCATTTTTAGTTCTCCCTTTCAGTTTTTTGTTCCAAAATTCTAAAAAAATTCCCGGCTCTTGATAAGGAGGTTAACTGAGGTTCGTACCGTTCAACAGCACAGTCCTCATTTTTTGAGATAGGGCCAATCTCAAAGAGCCGGGAAACTTATAAACAATTAAAAACTACAACCATATCACTTTAAAATTAATATATATAGTTATTCAACTTATTAATGAATCTGACCATCCCATTTATTACATAGCAAAGAACAAATAATAAATGCCAACTATCCATGGAGATAGCGCGAATGATGTTAAGAAGAGTTATCGAGCAACTAACCGCTGGCGGCCCAAGAGCAGGGGTCGGCAGTATAGATGCTTGTACTTGTGAAAACAAGACGTGCGAGTTATTTGGGAAGCCAGTTTCCCGACAAGAAAACATACCATGTTCAGTGATGAAGTGTACCTCTTGTGGTCTCTCACTGGTAAGTATTGAGGATGTTGGAAGTAGATATGAGCAAAGGATTTTAAATAAAATAATATCCAAAGTTAAAGAGTATGAATCTATTTTTCCTATGGACTGGCCGTATGAAGAGAAAAAGAAGAAAGTCCTTCGTGTCCCATATCCAAATGAGCAAGCTGGTATGAGAAAGAAGAGAGTTCTTGTTGATTTAGATAAAACTCTTCACCAGTACTCTAAGGGTTGGTCTGATGGAACAGTTTATGATCCGCCCATTGAAGGGGCACGAGAAGCAATGAATGAATTAAAAGAAAGGGGATATGAAGTTGTAATCTTTTCGGTAAGGACAGGAAAGTCTAAACCCGACTGGAAAGAACAAGAGCGAATGGTGAAAGAGTGGCTTGTCAAATATGATATTCCATTCGATGTAATAACTAGTGAAAAATTAGCAGCTGAATTTTATATTGATGATAGAGCTATTAGATTTGAAGGCAATTGGGATAAGACTTTACGGGTAATAAAACACTTAGAATCAATGATACAGATTGACTAAGGAGGATTTTCAATGAAATATTCGTTTGCAGAGTTAGGTCAAAATATACTCACCAGACGATTTGGCGGGACGACAGTTGGTGTTGCTGATCCATACGTCACCGGGTATCATTTCGTCTGGTTTGACAAACTCCCGGACCTTCTACCAACTTACACTGCTCAGATGAATAGTGGACTGGAGAACCTGAATGATATTAGGTATGTACTGGCAGCCTCATGTCTATCAGTTACTCCTCCGGGTGGGACTTTGGCAAAGGTGGAGTTCACCGGTCTAGGTGGAGTCAAGTGGGCAGTTCCTGGTAACATTGACTATGGAAACACAGTTTCAATTAAGTTTCTTGAGTTCAACAAGACTCCAATCTTAGATATTTTTCACGGTTGGACAAAGTTAATTCGTGACTACAGAACTGGTGTTACCGCTCTGGAAGATGGAAAAGATGGTGCTGGCTATACCAAGGCCACTTACGGTTCTTTGATCTATTACTGGACTACAGCTCCAGATGCAAAAACAGTTGAATACTTTGCATGCTTTGATGGTTGTTTTCCAGCAAAAGACCCACAAGATCTTTACACCAGTGATGTTGAAACTGTTGGAAAACTTGAAGTTGAAATCGAGTTTAACGTTGACTATCAATGGCACGAACCATGGGTAAAGGATAAGATTGTAAATACTTTTGTCCCAACCATTGTATCAAGTATATCAACAGTTGAAGGATATGGCGAAAAAGAATCCGGATAATAAGTTAGGAGGATAATTATGTTCACCGAAGCAACAAATGTTCAGAATTCTATTCTTTTCCTCGGTACTGCAAGGGAAACTCTTTCAAATTTGATTGAGCAGACCGAGCTAGAGGGAAAAGAAAGTCTGATGAACCATATTATGAACGAGGCTTCAGACTTTGAAATTCTCCATGCTCTAGTGTATGAAGAATTTCCCTCACCAGATGCTGAACACGATGTTTTCGATGAAATGATTCTTATGAGTGAGTTTAAGGATTCAATTCTCGAGAACTATTTACAAGTTTGTGATATGGTAAACGAGGATATTCTAAATGAGGTTCTACACACCGTAGATACAATTACCCCTTACGGTCTCTCGACTGCTCTTCCAGTAATTGAACACACGACTAAGACACAGTTTTCATTTGATGAGGCGAAATTTTGGACGAGACTCGAAGGACACTATACGTCAGTTCTAGCTGAGCAGGGTGCAGAAGATCCATTCACTGCGGCTAAAGAGATAGACCCCGTTAAGATTAAGAAAGCTATTGCTGCTGTCAATACACAAATTGCTACATCAAAAGCTAATCTTAAGAAAGCTGGAGAAGATATATTTAGAAGGAAAGAGGCCATAAAAGCTGCTGTAGCAAAGAAAGCTGGTGCTGCAGATCCAGCACAGGTAGCAAAAACGCAAGCAGCCCTACAGAAGGCTAATCAGACAAATCGTGGCCTTATAGCGACGAATAAAGATCTGATTGCCAAACAAAGTAGCCTCAAACATAGTCTAAGTCTAGCGTATCAGAAAGCTAAAAAGGGTGCTGCTGCAAGTGCTGCTACTGCAGGTGCGAAGACTGTGGCTGCCTTACAGGCCGTTGGAGCAAAGACTGGTGCTACTGCTGTGGCTACAAAGGTTGCTGCTGCTGGTGGTTATACATTAACACCTGCTGCCGCTGCTGCTGGTGGTGGTGCTGCTGTTATAATTGGTGGTGCTGCTCTTGCTACTTTATTAGGTTATGCTTCAGTTAAGACTTATAAGAGATTGTTTGGCAAATGGGCAAAGATGTGTGCCGGAAAGTCAGGAAAAGAAAAGACTGCCTGTATGAAGGAAGCTAGATCCAAAGCAATACAGGCACAAGTTGCTGATCTACAATCATCGTTGAAAGCTTGTGCTGATTCGAAAGATCCAAAGAAGTGTTCCAAGGCTGTTGCTGGAAAACTTGGAAAGTTAAAGGGGAAATTCGCAAAACTCAGATAGTCTATAGAGATTAAGAAAGGAGATCAAAGATGCCGTTTAAGGGTTTTGGTGTGTCATATCCTGAATACGAGGTTATCACACCTCAGACGAAAATGTCATTTCATGTGAGATCGCTGAATGTCTCGGAAGAAGAACGACTTAAAGGAAGTCTGGTCACACCACAAAAAGTTACAGAACATTTAAACAGATGTCTTTTTGATTCAGTTGTCAAGAAGCCCGAAGCAGTTACTAATTTCAAGTCATTTCTGACAAACGTGACATTGAAAGATAGAGATGCAATTTTATATGGTCTCTATCACATTACCTATGAAGAAATAAGAAATTACGATGTTAGATGTCTTGCTTGCAGAAAGATGTTTCCAGTTACGGTTAAAGCTTCTAGTACATTTAGTATTAATATGTACCCGGGCAATGACATATTGACGAAAAGAGTTAAAATTCCACTTCCGGTAACTACAGGCGTCTCAGCAATTATCAAACAACCAACACTAAAAGATGAAGAAAGATTAATGAAGGAACTTTCTGGAATTAGCCTTGACGTAATTACTGAAATGTTAATTCTTGATAAGTTTGAACAGGACATCCCAGAGGCCAAAGAACCTAAAGTCTACAGTGAACCACAGGATATGAGAGATGCATATTTATCCCTTCCAGCAAAAGATAAAAGGGTTATCCATGATGGTTATCTGGAGGAGTTTGGCCAATATGGTCTTGACTTGAAAATGAGAACTATTTGTACATTCTGTGGTCAAGATGAAATTGTTGACGTCGATTTAGTTGACAGCTTTTTTCGGATGGTATTCGGAGCATGATCAAATCGCAAGTTATCGTAAAACTCTAGCTGAGAACATCTACACTTGTATGGAAATGAGTGGAATGTCATACTCCGAAGTCGCTGCCATGCCCGTAAAGAAACTTTTTGACTACCTCAAATGGAAGTCAGACCTTGAGGAAGAGAAAAGAAAGTTGATGAAAGAGGAGGTCAAAAGACTAAAGTAGAGGAAAATAGATGTCCACATTAATGGAAAAGTTTCAAAAGTCTGTAATTGGTTCGAGCGGAAAGATAGCAGATTATACAGCTAAGATTGCTCCATTTGGAGATTTCTACCGCGTTGAGGACCTACAGACTATCCTAACATCTTGGAACAACATACTACTCACTCCAACTCGAACATATACATATGACCCTGAGTTCGGTAGTGATTTATACAAATATGTATTTGACCCACAGGATGATGATACACAGGAAGAGATCAGAGACGAGATTATATATAAACTAAGACGTTACGATGATAGAGCAGAAATCGTCAGTTTAGATGTTGAATATTTGACAGGTGCAAAAGGTTTTACAGTTAGCATTGTTGTTGACTATCAAGGAGAAAGAGGTGGAGTATCATTTGAGATTGATGAGTCTTTATACTTCAATATTACTGGGATTGAATAATGAGACTATATTATCATGTTTACAAAAATTACAAGGGATTGTTTAGAAAGAAACATAAGGGCAACACCCAAATGTTTACTATCCCCCACATCCCTTCCAATCAATATTTCACTCATGGAGTTATAATTGGAAGGATGAACGCACCGGGTGAGGAGTATGATGATTCTCTTACTTTCATGACTATAACGATGGCCGAAATGTCAAAGATGAAACAGTTTGTTGATGGACTAGAAATGGAGTTAGGAAAGAATTACGAGCTAGTTCAAGTTACTCCAGTTAAAGTAACTGATTTAGATGACCTGAATTATCAAGTGAAGGTTCTAAAGAAGGGAGAACACATTAAATCAGATCTTGACATTTTCTATGCTGACCATGCAACTAAGAAGCTAGGGAGAAAAATATTTCTGATTAAGGGTATTATTGATCTCTATACCGATAAGGTCAAAACTACTCAGATGGCCATGGTCGCAGTGAAAAAGATGGCTTTCCTTAGACAACCAAAAGTTGGAATGCCGAGGGCATAATGACAGACTACTTACAAAACTATGAAAGATTATACGAGTACATTCACGAGTATCAAAAACTCGTCTATGATGTTTATAGTAAACATGCTCCCAGATTTCTTGTAACTTACTATAATATAAATAGAGAGTCTACAATTTGGGAAGATGATTATGTCTTCGGTGGATCTTACGAAAGAATTGGTGACTTAACTGGAATGAGGTGGGACAAATATCTTCTTCTTCCAATATACTGGACTGATGAAGTAGCGACTGCATTTTCAGGTGAAGATATAGGTTATATAAAGGAAGGAGAAACAAATATTACATTTCCGAATACCTACAACATCACACCCTATCCTGGTGATCTGATTAAACTTGAACAAGAATATCTAAGACCAGTCAACGACGTCTATCCGCTTTTCATAGTCACAAACGCTGAAATATCAGCAAACACAGATAGGAGATATTGGAAACTAAAACTTGAAGTTAGAGAAAGTGAGACAACTGCGAATGCCGATGAGCAAGTCACTAGAATCCTTGCATTCTTTGAATACACGAAGAAGATCTATGATATTTCTGATGCTGCCTTTCTTACAAAAATGCTTACCAAAAACGAAACACTTAGAGAAAGATTAAAAAGTCTCTTCGATGAAAACAGTGGTTTCTACTTCGTCGGAGATGGAGCAAATCCAGGAGACTGCTAAGGGGATAAATTAAATATGGCTAATGATACAGTTTCTTCTACGGGTGCTTCAGAAACTACAATTTCTAGTCAGGTATATCTGTCAAGAGATAATACAAGAGAGCAGATTGCAAATCACTTGAAGACATACTTAGAATTAGAAAATGTTGATCTGACCAAATCATCCTTCCTTTCTTTTATTGTGAATGTAATGTCTACCCTAACTGGTAATCTGATGTTTTATCAGATTTCCGCATATAGGGAATTCTTTTTAACTACTGCCCAACTAGATGAGTCCATTTTTAACCTCTCAGCATTTCTGGGTTACAATACTAAAGAAGCTATTTTTTCCACAGTCAATATTCTAATAACAATGCCTTTTGGTTTTCCAGATGCTACGACTACATTTATAATTCCAGAAAACTTTATATTCAAAGCACAAAATATAGAATTCCTTACCTACTATAGAACCGACATTACAGTATTAAATAATCAAGCTGTTGGAGTGAAAATAACAGAGGGAACTAATATTTACAACCTTCCAGTTGAGGTTGATACAACTGCTAATTTCAACTTTAGTTTCGTCCTTCCACTCAGACAGTACAAAGAAACCGTTCAAGAATTTCAAGTTGATGAAGATCTAAAAACTTATCAGTTTTCCACAATTGATGTACCTATTGAAGGAAAAGTTGCTGGTCAGGTTGTAGAAGTCAGAGACCCAGGAAGTGCTGGTTTCGACTTATGGACCGAGTATGAAAGTTTGTATTTAATGAGTGCGACAGATAAGGGGTACGTTTCAAGGAGAACTGGATTCGGAAGACGGCTGTATTTTGGTAACGGTTTGATGGGTGTACAACCTATACCTGGCTCTACTGTAAAAGTTTCTGTACTAGAAACCGAAGGTGCAGACGGAAATGTTATAGCTGGTTCAATAAAGTCAGGAGAGAGAATTTATAATGTAACTACCGCTGGTGTACAACAGATAGTTAGTTATGCTGTCACAAATCCAGTCCCAGCAACGGGAGGAGAAGACGAAGAAGATGTTGAAGATATCAGAAGTAATGCAATTGCCAACATAAAATCTCTTGGACGACTTGTAACTTATGATGACTACACCCACACTGATGTTGTACTAACAAGCACAGACGAGAATCTTATTTCTCCAATCGCACCAAATTCAATAGCAATTCTAAAAAGATCAGACATCAAAGTCAATGAAATAATGTTATTTACTACCCTTCTATATGGTACCGAAAATGGTACAACTGAAGATGATACACTAACAGTAGTTGATCAACTAGTTCCAATGAGAAATGCTTGGTTTTCAGTTGACTCCACTTCTCCAATAACCAGTGTCTATATAGAGAGAGGGACTGTCATACCAATTGATGGAGTAGACTACTATACTCTATTCGATATATCCACTGACAATATTTATAATAGAGCTGCCTACTATCACTATATTATGGATCAAATTTCTCAAAATCCACTTCTTGTAACTGGTTACGGAGTCGAGTACAATCTAGTTGCAACAACTTTATCTGTTCAAAGGTCTGGTAGCCAAGCAGTATTCAGACTCCTATACTCTACAACTGAAGTAGATTATGCTACAACAACCTGCGAAATGGAGATCCTTCAGGACGCTTCAACATATGCAATGGTAAACGATTCAGTCAATAAATACTACGAAGTTATCATTGATCCATATACTGATCTACCAGAGGATCTTCTAACAATACAATTTACTCTAAGTACAGTAACTGAAACCTTTGCAAGATATGAAAACGAGTTGGTCTTTAGACAGTCCTTAGATAGCTTTATGATATCTAACCTAACAGCAAATGATGCTACTTCACCTACTGAAATTACAATCTATGACGTCCCAGTTATTCAAGCCGAGTATTATGATGGAATCAACCAAGCAAACTTTGAATTAGTAGTCCTACAAAATATGTTAGCTACAATGGACTTCGTAGACTATAGGATGCTGACAGACTTCACCAACCTTAAATTCGCTAACTCAACTGGAACCATGAGTGGTATGCAACGAAATGAGGTCTCTAGGTTTCCAGTAATTGATATTGGACTAACGACTGTGCCCGTTGCGCCATCATTAGGTGATAGATATATTGTCAGCGGATTTGAAGGTGGGGCATGGGAAGGACACAAGGATGATATAGCTGAATGCTCAGATGCTACATCAGTAACTTGGATTTTCACAGAACCTATTACAGATGATATAGTTTATGTAACAAATAAGGGCGTGAAATACATTTACACAGGTGTTGGAGGTTGGGTTGTTCCAATATATGAAATTCCACTACAGTTAGAAATGGAGGTACACAAAGATCCTCTTTATCCAGACTCAGCAACAAAGTTATCAAATGATATTAAGGCAGCGTTAATTGCGGCATTCACCGAAAGGTTCGGGGTTAATGCGACAATCTACCGATCTGAAATTATAGATATAGTTCAAGAAATTAATGGAGTAAATCACGTTGCTCTTCTCAAACCTGAATCAAATATCTTCTTTGTGTTTGATCCCTATAAAGACTTTACACAACAAGAACTACTTGAGTATGGGCCGGAATATATATTCTTTACAGACGATGATATTTCAATTGCCGTATATGGTTAGGAGATATGCAAACACTATACGAAAAATCAAAGATTAATCTTCCAAGACTTAAAAGGTACATGCTACGTACCGTCGGGTATGAACTGAGTAAGATGGTGGAACCTTGTCATTACCCTGCAGTTAAGAAGCATTTCTATGAAATACTTGCCACAGTTGGATTGAAAGAGAGAGACATAAAAGAATTTAGAAATAGGTTTTATACTGGTCTGGGTCCAAAGGCTGGACTATTAGTTAAAGAGATTCAAACAAATTTAGTTATATTTGTCATGTACGCTGCCTTAAAGAAAAGAGATAGAGTACTATTTCAAACAGCATTAACTTATATGGGAATTAGATATTACTCAAACTTGATGCACAGACAAATCCCATATTGTAATCCTGATCTTTTTAAATATGCTCAAGAACATCTGACAAAAACTCATCTCTTTGCTCGTGAGAAAACTATTCCTAGTGCTATTACGTTTCTTTCAAAGGAGATGGCCAAGAAACACACACCATTTATTCAAGAAGCAAACCCTGACAAAATAGCTGATTTTATAATGGCCTATCGACATAGGATCTCACAGAGTATAAAGAGTTTTGCATCTCTATACTATCATGCTGCAAAGACAGGAGTTGCAATAAAGAAACCCTATGAACCCGAAGAAGGTATGGAAGATCCTGCTGAATTGCAGAAGATGGAAAAAGCTGGAAGAGTGATTGATCAAATTGTTAAAAAGATAACAGTTTACAAAACTGTAGATAAGAAAGCAGTTGATGAAGCTAAAAAACTAACAAAAGTAAGTGCCGTACTGGCCCAGCAAATTGCGAATACTGTGATTGATTTGAAATACGCAGATGATATTAAGATGATATTACAACTCTATCTTAAGAATGTGAAAAGTGTAAAGCAGATTTGTGGTAGGGATTATTACAATTACGTAAAGAAGTTAATGGCTGTGAAAAGACTTGGGAATCGTGTGAGTTTCAAACAGGTGGTTGGTGATACTCTAATGAAGATAGCCGTTGACTTAAACTATGTTGATAGGTATGACAGATTCACCACCCAAACTAAATTTGTTATCAATTTATATCTCGCCTATTACATCACGATGGTCCTAAGAAATTCCGTCTGTTAGAGACCAAGAAAACCCCTCGCCCTATCTACTAAATCATCAAAAATATCTTCGTCCACTTCCGGAACCCTTGGTGTAGGTGTGGTAGTTTGCACTGTTCTAGTAGTAGCTCGTTGTACTGAAGCTGGAGTTGGTGGTTCAATTGGAGTAGGTGCATAACCACCCACTGGACTTTCATATACATCCGCTGTGGATCCTTTTTCAGCCAAATTTTTAGCATATTGTTGTAATGTAGGTCTTCCTCCCTCAATTCCTTTCGTCTTACCTACAACCATACTATTGTACAGACTTCCAATATCTAACCTTACATCTACAATACCCATTCTCTGATTATAAGCAATTGATTGCTGATCCCCACCTTTTATAACTGCCGTACTTCCTATGAATGATGGAGATAGTTCAAATAGTCCAGGACATTTAATAGTCTGTAAGAAGGGCCAAGTGTAAGTCTGACCATCCGATGTCTGAGGAGTCGCAAGAAGTAAGAGAGCAATTATTGGACCTATAATATATTTCTTAGTGGAGTAATCATTGCCCGGTGCAGGATTGTAAAGTCGTATTGTTAATTGGTATGATGGAGTAAAACCACTATTCTTCCATACTTGAGGAAAGTCAACCCTTGCACCAGCTAACATTCGGTTAATAAGTCCTACGGCCCTAGCACCTCCAGCGCCCAAACCTTCACCTGTACCAAGTGTGGCTAGTGCTGCCTCAGTTTTTCTAGCACCTTCGCCAGCAGCAGTTCCAACTTTCGAAAGAATCGCCCCAGCACCCCCAGATAATTTTCCTCCAATTTTCGCTAAAACATCACCCGCTTCTCTAACTGATCCAGTTGCTGTACGAGCACCTAATACTTGAGCTAATTCGCCTGCACCCTGACTAGCAATATCAGTAATCTTATTTATAAAACTTTCCCCATACTCATTTGAAAAAGTATCTGTCGGAAAGTTATCAGCTAAGAATGCTACTTTAATGGAGTTGTTTCTAAGTTTAAAACCGTGAGCATTTAACAATTCATTATACTGAGGCCACGCTTTCTCAGTCTTATAAAGAGACAAACCCAAGGAAAACACCGGAACCTGAGGAGTTATGGTAGCAACGGGCATTGTATTCTCAATCATATTGTTGCTAACAAAAGTATCAGGCGGAAGACCCCAAATAGGATCTAGTGTAACTATACCTTTTTCTCCCATCTATATCCTCCTTATGTACCATCTGTAATTACTTTATCTGCAATGGCATCATGATCCCCCATTTGCTGCTGGCCACCACCGCCGCCTGTGGCAATATTCTGCTGATTGCTACTAACCATAGTGTTGGTAGATGATATTATGGCAGTGGTTTGTTGTTCAGTACCTTCTTTCATTTCTTTAAGAGTTTTCTTGCCCATCTCAACGTAAGGTTCAGTCTGCAGAATGAAGTCGTGTGCAGCACCACGAGCAAGGGCCATTCGGTCCGTAGTAACTCCTCTAGCTTTCTCTAAGGCAACCCCACCAGCTACAGCTGCTTTATCTAAAAGACTTCTTCTCTTAGTAGTTGAAGCTAGGGCCTCAAGACCAACAGGTTTATACTGTGATTTAAGAAAACCTAAGAAACGCTTTTCCCTTTCAGTGCCATACTGTGCTGCGTCAGAAAATGGCATCTTCTTTCCAGCCACTTCTCCAAATTTAATCCTAGCCATTTGGACTTGATCAAAACCATATGGAATATACTCACCAATATGTGCTTCCATATATGCTTGCTGAGCAGCCTGTATAGCCATATACCCTTCGCTACTTCCTATACCGCCGTGATAATATCTCTTTCTCAGATCTTCCATTGATCCTTTAAGTGACGAAGCTATTCTAGCCCCATGTACTGCTTCGACTCTACCTCTACCAACACCACCAGAAGCTTCTTTCCTTGCTCTCATGCCTTCTTCAGTTTTCTGCCAATCTTCTGAAATTTGCTTCTGTAACCTTTTGGAGCGTCTCTCCATAAACGGTTCAACTATATATTTATTTACCAAACTTCCAACAGCAAGTCCACCCGCCCCTGCAAGTGCAACCGCCAAGGCTGGCCCACTAAATATTGTTCTTAGCAGAGAAGGTAATAGTCTTCCCAACATAGGGAACAAACTTCCTGAAAGAAACTTTGCTGCTATGCCTCCAATATTACCAATAAAACTCCTAACAAAACCGAAGGCCATCATAATCCATCTTAATGCGCTTCTACCAAAACCTCTAATTCTTCGGGAAGTCTTTTGAGATGCATCTTTTATAGCCTCAGTTTTACCGAGCATCTTCTTATACCAAGGTCTTTGATCTTCTATCATCTCAAATTGATCTTGTTGTATATCTATACCCTTTTCTCTCCACATTGCCCACTTATCTAATCCGCCATAAAGATGATCAACAATATACTCTATCTTTTGCATAGTAGTCAATGGAAGTGCCTTGGTTTCTTCTTTTTTCTCAAACAATTTTTTAAAGGGGGCTGTTAGAAGCTCTGTAAACCCTCGCTTCTTAGTCCAAAATTCCTTAGTCTCTTCACTAAGTAGTGCACTCCTCTTAGTTGCCCATTCAATAGGAGCAGCAATAGCTCTTATTGACTTACCTGCTATTGACCATCTTTGTCTTTCAATTTCTTCAATTTGTTTATAATCTTTACCGGTTATTATACCTGCTATATCTTGTAGAGCTTCAGACGATGCTCTAGCATGAGCAATTATTTTATCAGACTGATACATTACTCCAGTATAGGTTGTTCCAGCAATTTCAACTAAATTTTCAAATGGATTTTTTCCGCTTCTCGGAAGATCGGCCTCATATCCGCCCCTTTTTTTGAATAAAATAGTACCGGGCAGTGCGAACACTTTACCGATCGCACCCACACTCCAGAGGAAGTTTCTTATAAGAGGATTCTCATAAAGCATAGTTGATAAGGCAATTCTAAATCTATTACCAATACCAATAAGACCGAAGACCATTCTTCTTTGAAGTCTTATCATCTGCTGTTGCCAAGGTAATTGATATTCTTCAAACGTATCGGTATAAGCGCTTAGGAATGATTTTATCAATCCCCTTCTCTCTTGTGGACCACGTCGAAGAGTATATGCCTCAATGCTGTGTTGACGTTTCGACATAGTGGCCAGAAGACGATTAAACATTTTTACTGGTTTACCAACAGCTTCGACTGCCTTTTCGCTTGGCGCTTTTAACTCATCTATCTTTTTCAACAGGAGATCAATTGGCATTACAACTTCTGCCTTATGTACTTCCGCTAACCCTCCCTTGCCAACTACACCACCTGCTTGGAGTTTAGGTACTGCTCCAGCTTCTGCTCTTTTCCCTTTATCAAATAGACCCTTAACTCTATCCATACCTGTGGTGAAAAGTCCTTTGAACTTCCCACCAACCGAAGAGATGGCATCACTAAATGTAGTCTTAATTCTATCTGCAGCAGATTTGAAGACGTCAGTCTCCATGAATTTGGATGCGAAATATCCAAATATTGGGGAGGCCCTTGCAAGACCCATTGCCATTATGTTTTCTTTCTTAAAACTTATATCTTCACTTATCGCTTTTCCATATTGTCCAATGGCTTCTTTTGTTGCTAGGGCAGTTCCAACGGTGATCTTCCTGGTCCCCATTGCAACTTCCTTAATGACAGCACTTAAACTCCGAAGGACAGAACTGGTTGCCTTAGATACTTGTTCAATTCCTTCTTGTGTTCCTATATCCTTTATCTCATCAATTCTTTCTTCAATGCCTGCTTGCATTTTTGCAGCAGCGGCGTTAACTCCACCGATATTTTTTAACCTCTCTTCATACTCTTGCTCGGCGGTTTTCTTTAATTCCTCAGTGGAATCAAATTCATCATCCGGCATTTAGATCTCCTTTATTTGAACATTTTATATATACTTGACCTTATCTTTATCTCGCTGGATACAGATATAACTTCAGAAACTACAAATAACTCTTGAATTGGTATAGTGTCACTTACCCCTCCAAATGTAGCTTGATACGCCTTTTGAATGGGGTTGAGAATGTGTATGTATTTACTCCTCGCTCGCAAGAACATAGGAACACTTTTTGAGTAAAGTTTCATAATAGCAATGTAATCCATCAACCTCTTATCAAATTCCTTGCCTTTTAGACCAGAGTATTTTCTTAAATGCTTATCTAAGTAATTATAATAACGCTTGAGAACAGAATTAGATAATCCTACCCCAGCAACTTTCTTCTCGACGGATGCGATAAATCTTACAATGTTTTCCATTTCTTTAACTGGTTTTCCACCGAACTGAAAAATTTCATTGAAGTATGCATAGTAAAACTTCTTCAAGTCATTCTTAAAAGTGGAGTAAAATTTGCTCGGATTTTTGTGTGCAAACATATGCATACATTCGTGAATAGTAATCTCAGCTAAGACTTTATTAGAAGCAAAACCCCATTTGTTTATATGATTATCAACTAAAATGATAACCTTATCAGAATTAGGATCGTAAAAACCAGCTATATGTCTTATTGCCCCCTTCTCATTAATTACAAATTTTCTAATTTTTCTTACCCCTTTTGTCATCCAACAAGGGATAATTGCTTTTTCATCAATAAGTTTTCTTATGTCATCTGCAACAGGTTTAGTCATTGCAACTTTTGATATTGACTTTACAAACATATAATTTAGAGTCTTCGATCCATACAGGGGCTCACCATCTATACGTGCTACAACTTTAGGCGCAACTGGAAGTGCAAAGAATTCCTGTTGAATAACATCGCTCATACTTTTGCTCCTAACTCATGTATGTTTCTACTATATTAACAAATGGATCATCAATCTCCCCTTCAATAAGTCTTTTTCGTACATCATCTAAAATTTTCTGATTTCTAAATGGAACATTACTATCCCCATAATTGAGGTCCATTATAGCTTCTAGGGAACTTTCCTGTACTCCTGGCATATCAATCATCAATGGTGGATCATATTTACGAACATAATATGCACACGCAGCAGCAAGTGATAAGTCATCATTACAACCACTATCGGCCTCGACTCTGCCACTTGGTTTACTTATCAATCCAATTAACTCAAGGATTAGTCTTTGCGATTTGATGCACTCAGGAAATTCACTTATGTAAGAATAAAGAGAATCAATCATTAATGGTCTTGTCCTTGAGTTTGTATTCAAACCAGGTACAACTTGATCCTTCCCCTTTTTCTCCTTGTACATCATCATTGAAAGGTCAGTATTATTAATTGCTTCAGCAACCTGATTTCCATATGAATTGTTCTCAATAACTAAGCAACCAGGATATTGAATACCGGCCATTTTAACAATTTCTGTAAAGTCAGTTACTGAACATTTTCCTTGAAATTCCCAAACCTGTTCAAGAGTTTCGTAGTCGAATACTTCAACACCTGATTTATCACTGCCAAACTCAGGAGCAGTATCAACTCCTGTGATATAAAATCTTCCAGGAATCGGATCCGAAAACTTCCATATCTCTCCATTGTATAACTTCATAACGTTAATTGGTTCAACCTTTATGTCCTGTAGATGCTCAATTATTTCAGCATCAAAGAAAGAACCTGTCGACGCAATGAACTTAAGTTCCAGCTCCTGTTGAATTTTTCTTTTATCGTGGCCCCAAAGTTCACACTGAGTTTTATACCAATCTGGATCCTTGGCCAACTGCGGTATATCTCCCCAGTGAATTTGTACTGGTTTAAAAATATCGTCTTTACTAACCGCTTTTTGATACCTTTCGTAAAACCACTTACCAACACCTTGAGTCTTATTTGGAGTAGAAAGTATTATTGTACCAAATGGGACTTTCTTTTCTCTCGCATTTTTCTGATTCGTTGATAAAGCTGGTACCATTCCGGTCCACGCTTCGTCGATAAACTTAATAAATGCCGCTTCATCAATAACGAGGAAAGTGACGGATTTACCACGTAAAGTCTTCTCAGGAGCATTCGGGGCAACCGGCGAGGCGAAACATTTACAGCCATTGCTTAATATGAATGTCCTTTCTGTTCTCTTAGTAAACTTAGGAGCCATCCATTTGGGCAACTTATCAATCATACTCATAATGTGGCGAGCAAAATCAGTTGCCTCAGGTGCATCTTTTGAGATGACTCCAATGACTACGTTCTTATAAAATGTTACTAACCAACAAACCAATGCTTGAATAATAGTTGAGATTCCTATTTGTCTGGATTTTAGAACGAAAACGAAATGTTTTTTAAGAATTTCCATTACTAAATTTTCTTGTGCACCGTAGGGAATTAGAGGTACGTCTCCCCCGGGCAATTCAATTTTTACGTACTTTCGGCAGAAGTAGAGAAAAGACTGTTTGCACTTCAGATATTCGGAGACATACTTCTCAGCATGATCTTCGAGTTTCTGTGGATTTATCATTCAGTCTCCTTAACGTAGTCGCATCCTACCTTTTTTATTTGTTCTCAGTTTTGGGATGAGAAAACTTGCTATATATATTACTTACTAGTAGAGGATTGTTGTAGTTTTTTTAGTTGAGAAAATTAAATTTATTTCTCTTCGTTGAATCAAGGCCCTCTCTCGACGAAGGGAAAAGAAAAAAGGAGGTGGTGTATGTAGGAGCAGAGAGGTCATTTTTTATTAGAGGATGTTACCTGAAAGGGGGTTTGAAAAAACCTGTAACAAGAAGAGAAAGGTAAGAATATTGATGGGTAACTTGGCAAGCAAACTGGGGTCTGCCTTTGACAGAGAAGTTACTAGTAGTGGGAAGAATGCACATAACCCTGTACTGAAACTCGAACATTTTATTTACGAGGAATCAGTACCCTGCCCTGTTTGTGACAAAGGTATTATAGTGATGCCGCCGAGTCTGGAAAAACACACTCTTCCCCTTGAGGGACTATACTGCATGCTGTGTGACCAAAAGTATGAGGTCGCAAGTGTCAACCACATTCGAAAAAGGAGAAAGTGGAAATGTTGAGTACATCATTGAAAGGAGAACTCAGCAGTATAGGCAAACACAGCGAGAAATCGCTCGATACAGACTCAGACAAAGTTAATAGAAAGGTGGTGGTAAAAGATTTGCATTTTGATTTAGATTTACGTTTACGAGAGGATCTTACTTTTTGTAAATAAAAGTTAATGTTTCCCATTTGGGTGTAGAGGCTGTAGGCCTCTTAACACCATTCTTTTTGGATTTACAAAGTCGGATTAGTTCTCATTAATCTAACAGTTGCTACGGCCTGCCATTCACCATCTCTAACAAAAACCAAATCAGAAGAACTAATTATATACTTTCCGCTTACATTAATATTTTCCGACACTCTGACGTTTAAGTTTGCGGGCTGACCGACATCCGTTAGATTCAGAATACGAAGGTTTCTCTCTAAAGAAAATTTAAGAGTAGAGAGATTCCTAATTAGTGGAGTAGTTCTCGCAATCGCAAATGTATCATCAGCGTCATAACCAGTGTGATCTATATGATACTTGGTCCTATCTACTACAGGATTGTGAAATATCTGAACGCCTCTTTTAGACATTAAACCGTAATCCTTACACACTTCTTCCAAATCCAAATTGATAGTACCATACAGATTATCTCTAGGTTTTACAATGAATTTTACACGTTTAGATTCATAGATGAATCTAGTATTAGCACTGTAATCAGTTCGCATAAGTTCGTAAGTATAGAAGTTTTTTCCATCGTTACACTTCTCAATTGTGTCACTATTATCATCTCCAGAAACAAGTTGGTATATTGTAAAGGCAGTAGCTTTATTCATTCTCCTAGTTAAATTGTATATGTGTAACTTATCTCCACTAAAATTCCAACCCATTGTTCCTTTATAAAATCCAAATGTATTATCTAAATATGTAATAGCTTTATTCAAAGATATCGGGGGAATAATTACTTGATCAAGTTGTTCGGTATTTAAATCCTCTTGATCAATCTCCAGAGTTGCATATGATTCTTTAACTAAATCTCTCATTATCTCTTCTATTGTTGATGCATAATAAATCTTATTCACAAGAAATGATAGTGAAAACAACTCTTTCTCTGGAACAGTTAGTATACTAATGTTGGTCCTATCTGGTTGATCACTTTGTCTATCAGAGCCGGCAATGGTTCGCTGCATGGGGAGGGTAAAACCAGACTTAAAATGTACAAGAGTATAGTCAAGTTGTTCTTTTGGGACCTGGGGTTGCGACTCACCAATATAACGTACACTCAACTTAATTGGATCTTGTCCATAAATGTAATCTAAAATTATATCCCTCGGATCAATAAACAAATCAAGGATAATTGTTTGAAATGGTCGATTTAAAGAGTTGACAATACGAACTCTGGACAAGTCCATAGAGTAATCTTTGTCCCTTATCCTCATCTGAATATCATAACTTCTTGAAGGAACAAATGGTCTTTTACCCGGTTCATCTGGCATACTCGATCTCCATGATATTTTTAAATTTGTTCCGGTAGAAAGACAAAAAAATAGACCTAGCGTAAACCAGGCCCATTTTTTTTGGATTTGTAACTATGCTGCTTGTCTGGCCGCTTCTAATGTAGCAACTGCGTTAAACATCTGTGAAGGAATAGTTAAAACGCTTTCAGCCACATCCTCCATCAATATCCTTGCATTTAGATTCTTCTCAATGGAGCTGAACCTACAGATGGAGTGAAACAGATTCCAGGAAGTGATATTGTTTGCACCAATCTCTTCTAGGTACATGGAAAGGGAATTCCTGCGTCTCTTACCAACTGAGTTTTCAATTACGTCGAGGACGGCAAGCATATTTTCCTCAGAGACTCTTTGGCTAAAGTTCTCCTCAATGAGGCTAACAATGTTCTGAGAAAAAATATCAATATATGCCCCAACAGCAGTTGACATTCTTGACCTAGCATGTTGATAGTGTACTTGCCTCATCTGGCCAAATCTTTGGAATCCGAAACCGACACGTGGGTTACGCTCATCCTCACTGATAGAAATACCAAATGTGATTCGAACAGCCCTTGAACCATTGTAGCTATTCGTAACGATGATGTTTGGATATATGTCTCCAACTTGTGGATAATTTGTGACATTCTGAATCAACATCTCATTGAGCATCATCGTATAGAATTCATTCATATATGTGTGCTCAGTAAAGATTGGTGATCCCACCTCAGAAATTGATTCTCTAATTGGACTGAGGACAGCATCATTTCCAACAAATTGATACCCATCTGATACATATCCAACATATCCCCATTGCGTTGCTTCTTCATTCTCGCGTGGGGTTCTGCGAGTAAAAACTCCTAGCAACGGCACACGGAGATCGGTATTTGTCTTGAGCTCTTGATACATCACTGAACTGTGACGATCAATGTACTGGTATACTCCATCGCTGTGAACAGTTAACCCCATGTCTAACGCTCGGTCCCTAAATGCCATTCACTACCTCCTTTTTTAGTGTCTATCGCCCAAGAATTTTAAGGTCTAGAACGTGTTCCATAATTTGAATATTGTAATTATATTCGTTAAGTTTAGAACAATAATTATTATATGCACTACTATAACATTGTACTAACTTCGTTCTAGAATCACGTTTGAAACTATCTATTTCTTCTTTATTAAGATTATAAATTTCTGTGTTTTCAATATTATTTATAGTATATCCATTCTCGTCAACAAGACTGTTAATCTCATCAATAGAAGAGATTACCAAAGCCTTCGATCTAAGATCTGGAAGACCTTGACCATTTGCAGAAAATTCTTTAATTTTTTCCCAGTTAATATTTGCTGCAGCATATAACATATAGTCTTTTCCCCTCTTGAAGATCCTATCTTTAAATGGATAATCAACCATCATCTGATAAGTAGATCTTAACCTATTATCAAGACTTGTAAGAATGCAGGTTTTTATCTTTCTAGAATTGTGTTCAACCCAAAGTATTCTTACAGATCTTTTTTTATCAACTTTTGCTGCTCTAGGAAAATGATTAACTCGACAGAGAGCTATCCCCCGGATGTGGG